CGAATCTGTACACAAGGCAAGGTTAGAAGGCGCGGCACAAGAAAGTAGACGGCAAGCTTCGGTTCAAGCTTCCGGTGTGGTTTCTTCGGCTGGTGGATCAGGTGCTTCTGCTCCCGCGGCTACTGTCACTTTATCGCAAGATGAACAGGTTGTAGCGAAGCGGCTCGGGCTGTCGGATTCGGACTATGGGAAGTATAAAAAACGCGCTCCGGTTCTAGGGCCAACTTACTATGATAAGTATCGTTACAACAAGCCAAGGGGTTAAGGCTTAGAATATGGGTATATTCAGTAAAAATAAAAACCCGGGCGCATTTGGGGGCAGCCTTAGTTGTCCCGTTTGTTATAGTCTTGCTTTGCGTTTTGTAGAAGATGTTGGGCCATATGTGAAACGGTATCGTTGCCGTAAATGTGGTTTAGCTTTCCGGTATGAATACGCGAGTAACCCTTACAATCATCCGTATGCGTCCTTCAATAAGACGAAGTGGCAAGGGATTACTGAGCGTGGTTTAACCCCTCAGCAATTACTCCAAGGGAGAAAAATTTAGGAGTTTATCATGAGATGGAGTTATGACGTAACCGGCGCAGAGCCGATTTTAAGGGATATTCCGGTTTACAATAGTGGGGCGATCACTCGCGGTACGGCGATGACGTCTGGACCGGTTGCTACCCAAGTTAATGGCGGACGTTCGATTATTGCTACGCCTACGAGTTTGTCTAATATTATCGGTGTTATCCAGGAAGATGTTACCGCGGCTAACGCTTTGGCGGTATTAGCGACAGGGTTTGAAACTTATGCCAAGCATATTATCAATCCTTTCGCGGTATGGCGTGCAGCCTATGCTACGAGTACATCTGATCAGGTTATTATCACCACTGCGTCTACAGCCGGTACTTCGGTAACGGCGGCTGACACGGGCGATGCTAATGAGACGGGAGCATGGGTGTACGTTTCTAATTCGGGCGGCACTACCGGTGGATATGGTAATTTGTTTTGCGTAGGCGCCACCACGGGAACTACCGTATTGACGGCTACTTCCAACAATACCGCCGGACTTATCGGGAATGTAATCGGTGATTATTTCATGATTTTACATCCTCGCTATGGCGCTACGGTGGTTGGTGGATCGGTAAGTTTGGATTCGACTTCGATGTACGTTCAAGGGTTGATCGCCAGTGGTAATACCGGCCAGGCGATTGTGTTAGAGAATTATATCTCGTCTACGACCAGGGCTTCTCAACCGCTTAATATTGCTACCCATTCAGGAAGTAACTATGCGGCAGAGGCTCCTATTTTTAGCGCGGATTTAATGTTCTCTAGCCATTTGCTTTGCAATGGTGGTACGACCAATACGAGACCCATTACTTGATGATTGATTAACGCGGGGAGGGGTTAAAATCCCTCCCCTTAACTTAAAAGGAGTTTAATATGCCAGCTATTAGCGAGGATTTTCCGAGTTTACTTGAACCAGGTTTGAGAAAAATTTTTACGGAGCAATACAATCAGATGCCCGAGATGAGGCCGATGTTGTATAACGCTCAAAGTTCGGATACGAGTTATGAGAAAGATTCGTCCGAGGGTGCGTTTGGTAACATGGATCCTTTCACCGGTACCGTCCAGTATGACGATATCTATGAAGGTTACCCGGTTACTTACACCCATCAGGAGTTTGCCAAAGGTTTCAAGATCGAACGCCGGCTGTTTGATGATGACCTCTATGGTGTCATCGCAAAGAAGCCTAAGGGTTTGGCAATGTCAGCATCGCGCACAAAAGAGATGTATGGCGCACAGGTATTTAATACAGCTTTTGCCGGATCTGGGACTATCCAGGTCGGGAATACGGTTGTGTTAAATAACAGCGAAGGTTTATCTCTTTGCAACACGGCTCACACTTCCAAGGTACCGAAACAGGCAACACAGAGTAATTCCGGCACTTCGGCTTTGTCGGCCACTTCGGTAGAAGCTACCCGAATTTTGATGAGCCAGTTTCTTGACGATCGCGGTAATAAAATTTCGGTTCAGTCGGATTTATTGCTCGTCCCGAGAAATTTGGAAGAGACAGCGTGGGAGGTTGTTTCGTCTAAGGGTAAAGTGGACACTGCGGAGAATAACTCCAACTTCCATTTTGGTAAATACAAATTGGCGGTATGGGATTATTTATCCAGCGGCAAGAGCTGGTTTATGATCGACGAGAACATGATGAAGATGTTCTTGCTCTGGTATGACCGCGTTCCGTTGGAGTTCAACCAGGATAAGAGCTTCGATACGTACATTGCGAAGTATAGCGCGTATGAACGGTATGCTTTTGGATGGAGTGACTTTAGATGGGTTTATGGGAATAAGGTATCATAGTCAGTTAGTTTATCTTGGTTGGAAATTGAGCCTTGAAGAAACGGCGAGAAGATTAAATATATCTCGCTGGACATTGTTCGAGAGAAGAAAATTGTATGGATTTTTGTAATGGGTAAGAGAGCGTTAAATTCGTTCTGGCAGCCGGGGAAGGTTAAACGCCTTCTCCGGGTGTTCCTGTAAAAGGAGATTAAAATGGGACTCACGCATTTTCCGAATGGAATTTTTGCTACGCCTAATTTGGGCGGTGGCATTGTAACTCAAGGTAACATATGGTTCGTTAAACCGTATAGTGGTAGCGATTCCAATAGCGGTACCTCTCCGGCCACAGCCTTTAAAACTTTAGCTGGCGCTTTATCCGCGGCCACAGCTAATCAAAATGATATTGTTTATTTCTGTCAAGAGAACAATACAGCGTCTGAGACTACAGATTATCAGTCGGTTAATTTAAATTGGAATAAAGATGGTGTTCATCTGATCGGTATTCCTGCCTCTCAGTCTGGTCTCTATATCGGTCAGAGAGCTAGAGTAGCCCCCTCGTCTAGCGCCAATGCTTTCGCTAACTTGTTCACTTTATCCGCCAACAACTGCATGATCAGCGGTATCGAGTTTTTTCAAGGGGTCGGCGCGACTACGTTAAGTGCGGCTCAAACTTGCCTTACAGTATCTGGAACTCGCAACAGTATTACCAATTGTCAGATCTCAGGTATTGGTGATACTACTTGCGATTATGCAGGTTCCAACTCTTTGACTGTGGCGGCTGATGAGAATTATTTTGGTAATTGCTATATTGGCTTGGATACAGTTATCCGCGCCACCAGCGTTACTGAAGTAATTATCGGGCCTACTCAGCTGGTAGGTACTCGTAACATTTTTGATAAGTGTATCATCAATAGTTACACTTCAGGGACTACCTTCAAGGCTATGAGTTTTACAGCAGGTTCTTATCATACGGCAACATGGTTGAACAACTGTATGATAACCAATGCGCTTAACCGCACTAGCGTAGTAACGACTACCGGAGCGATTACTGCTCCCACATCTGGTACGGTTTACATTAACGGTGGTGGAGTTTTTGGTTATAGTAACATTACTACAGCTAATTCTTCCAATGTTTATGTATCTGCTCCGATATTGAGTACAGGAGTTAAGCAAGGTTTGGCTGGTCCAGTAACGATAGCGTAATTTAACGGGGTGGGAGCGCCGCCCAAGCGGTTCTCTCACCCCACTTTAAACTGAGGTAAAATATGGAAAAAGCGATTGAGTATGGGATAAGGAAACCGGAAGGTTCGGAGTTCGATCGTCGGCCCAATAAAGACGGCGCCAGCGCTTCTTATAAGTTCGGTAAGCTTAGTGATGCCGGCCCGATCAGCGGCCACGGTGAGACACAGAAGAAGAAACAGGGGGGCATGGTAGGCCACGGTCATGGCGGCAATGGTTTTGGCAAGGGTAAAGGTTCGGTAAGTTCTTTTAGCGGATCCAGCGGAGAGCAACATCAGAAGAAAGGCTTTGGTGGGCAGACCCGTGGCACGCATAAGTAGGTAAATAATGGAAAAGACTGCCCCAAAAGGCTTTGAACGTATCACTAAGGGCGCGGAAGTATCTCCCGCAGACTTACACCCCCGCGGGAATGCGGGGTCTAAGTTCAGGGGTCGTGACTTGCCGGCATGGGGCGGTTCGGATGGCGAGGAGTCTAACTTTAAACGTTGTAAACAGTGTGGGTTTATCTTAAATAAGAAGGTAAACCAGCCTGGTAGTGGATGGGGTAACGATAACTTTGTCCCCATAACCACTCTTGCGGGTGGTACGGCTAATGTCGAGGACAACGTATCAACGGCCGGTTGTCCGTTTTGCTCAGCTTCGGAGTATTAAATGCAGTATTTGAACAAATCTTTTTCGGTTTCTGGGGCAGGATTTGGCGAATCCAAGTTGAATACCTGTTCAGACACCGACAGAGAGCGGTTTCAAAGGGAAACAGAGGCGATAAGCGCTAAGATGAGTGGATCAGTGGCTTTGGATCCTCAATTTGAATCGTCAGATGAGTTTGGAGGATTACCTTTTACTACTGAGCAGCCGGAAAGAATAGTAGATGAGCAGGGTAAGGAGTGTAAGCTTACTTCGCATCAGAAAAATGCCCTCTACAAACAGGCTAAAGAGCTAAGATCGAAGATAAAGGATAACTTATGCACCCGGGATGAGTGCTGGGATCCTAATGATCGTAATGTGAATAAGATGATTAAGAGTGAATTTAAGGTGAGCGATAAAATTGATTATTTTACCAAGGCGATGAAGGCCGTAGGCGCTGACGCCAAGGATTATGATATAGAGCGTATGCGTCGTCCAAGATGATTTAATGCCCTTCGGGGTTAGGAGGATTATATGGGTTCAGGCATAGCACAAGAAAAGGTGATGAATGCAGTGAGTGTTGGCCAATCGGCTACAGTATATTCTAGTTCTGTTTTGAACAGATTAAGTAAAGGTTATGCTAGCGTTTTGGTTTCATCTACCGCGGGGTCAATAACCATTTCTGAACAAGTATCGTGGGATAATGTTAATTTTTTTGATGCTGTAGATACCCAGGGAAACGCTTTAGGCTCTGTATATACGGCGCTTACAGTTAATACGGGAAAATATATAGTCTTTGCTCCTGTGATGGCTCCTTACATAAGATTTAAAGTGATAGAGAATAATTCTGCGGCTACGGTAGTTACTTTAATTTATCTGTTCGTAGAAAGCGTTTAAGGAGGATATATGAAAAAGAAATGGGAGATTATCATATTGACTGTTATCGCGTTAGCTCTAGGTATAGGAGTTTTATCTCCTGTTTTCTCTCAATGGGACGGCGGCGGGGCTTTTGGTTCGATCACTAATTACCTTAAGCAGGTTATGACAAGCATTATCCCCAATGCAAATAATACTTATAATCTCGGCGCGGCTTCAAAAAGATTTTCCAATGCTT